AATCTACCAACAAACTTTGCAAACTTCAACTCATCTCTAGTTATCTCAGTCGCCCTACCAAACGAGATACCTGTCTGTGGTTGCATTCTTGACAAAGGAACATTCAATGCCTGATATAATTTAGATTGAAAATAATTTACATCTTCAATTTGACCAAGATTTTCTCCTCCGGCCAAGGTGTCAATTTCTGTACCTCTGCCACCTTCTCTTCTAGGTAACCAAAAGTCCTCAAGTGTAGACATCATCTTACGATCGTCTCTAATTTCACCTGTGTTCGAATCGTACACAATCTTATTTCTATATCGAGCCATAATATCTTTTAAATATTGCTCAGCTTTTAACTTAGGTAAATTACCTACGTCAATATAAAATATTCTTCTCTCAGGTGCTCTAGCTATTCTGTAAATAACTAATGCATCTTCCATCATCTTTAATTGGTTGACAGGCTTAATTGCTCTGTGTAAATGACCAATTACTATATTCTTATCATAATCCAATAGACCAGATGGCACGAAACAGATTGCATCTGTGTTTATTCTAATACCTTGATTTGCGGTACTAGAATAAGTTGGATTATAAGTTAATCCTTTATCATTATAAACAAAAAATTCTTCAACAGATTTAATTAGATCTACGCCAGTATCTCTGTCTTTTTCTTTCTTAACTTCACGTAATTTTTTAATTTTTCTAGGATCAATTTGAATAAGTTCTAAAACACCTCTTCTTGGATTTTTAGTATCAATGATCTTTTGAAAATATAATCTACCATCTACATACCAACGTCTAAAGATATCATAACCTTTATCATTAAAATCTAACAACTGTAGTATCGTGTCGAATTCTTTTTCAATAGTATCTTTAATATCATCAGGTATGTCAAGCATATCTAAATTTACTTTGACAATTGCTTCGTCATCTATTGCTGCAATTGCCTCAGTTAAAATTTCATCAATCGCGGAGGTGGTATCTGGATATAATGCGGCTTCTCTATAACGAGTAATCAGCTCATATTCAGACTTTGTAGTTGCATCCAAGTCAACATACGTACCAAAATATCCACCTGCTTGTACAGTAGACGCGCCATCATCTAATATAGGTGTGGCGAATCCCTGTTTATTTTTTGTTATCGGTTGATCATCTTCATCATCGCGACCAAAGGTAAAGCCAAATAGCTTAACTGCCATAATTAAATTCTTTCATTAAAAATTAAACACTTTGGCCAGACTGCGATAATCCTGTTAAAAGCGCATCTGCGGGGGTGCCAGCAATTGTAAAGGTCTGATACTGGAAAGATGCGCCGAACGTTGAAATTTGGTCGTTACTACCAAAATCCAATTGCACAGGTCCTATTTCTACGGGAAAGGCATCTCTTAATGTATAGTGTCGTAATAGTAAACCATTACGATCCAATTGTCTAATGTCTATAGTGGATTGATAATTTGATGGGTTTTGCGTACCTTCTTTAGTTATTCTATCCTCAATATAGTTCATCCAACCCTCTAATGCACTTCTGACAGTAAAGTCGGTGTCGTTAATAATAGAACAACTAAAAGGAGCAAATTCTTTGTCGCCTGCTAGTTTAATTAAACGACCTCTATAGTAAACCGGAGTAACTCCTAATGTCTGTCCAGGTAATTCTGCGGTAGTTATTAAAAATCGACCGGCTTGCGAAGCATCTCCTGCACCAAATGCAGGGTATCTGATAGTTACCTCAAACTGATTCGGTCTTGCACCGCCGCCGCCTAATTTAGTTTTAAATGCTGATATATCCATTTGGATCTCCTATTAAGCGCCAACTTCTTCGAAAGAAATACCGCTTCTTGTTGCTATGAAATTTAACTGAATAAAATTAATAGCTCTCGATGGTTTAATGTAAATATCTGCAGTAAATTCATTTCTGTCTATGACTGCGGGAGTATTATTAGTTTCATCGCAAACTACTTTAAATTCTGTTATGCCTCTGCGACCTTGTACATCTCTTAAGAATGGTTCTACAATATTCTTAAATTGATTTCTTGTAAATGGATCGTTGAATTCGAATAACTGGAATTTTGCTGCAGTTGCAATAGACTTTTCAAGAACAATAAACAATCTGCGAACATTAATCCTATCGAATGCACTTGGTCTTGCTAGAAGAGTCTTATCTCCAAACAATAATGTGCCTTGACCAGGGAATGTTACTACAGGATTAACACCGCTCTTGTATAGTGTGTCTCTATCTGTTTTAGTAGGAGAATAGGCTAATTTAACTAAATTCTTAATTACGCCTCTGTTATAACCTGCAGGCGAGAACCAAGGATCGGATACTAGATCTGTTCTTACTGCAAGACCAGCAATGTCTCCATTTAGAGGAATATATCTGTACTTGTCGTTATACCGGTCATACTGATATTTCCAACCAGTATCTAGAACTGCATAAGATGAGGATGTTAATTGATTTCTATAAGTGACGATCTTGTCTGCTTGTCCTGTGGTATTAACAATATCCACATAAGGTGGGGAAGCAAATACTACAGCGTCTCTTCTTGATTCAGCAATAGCAATCGCAGCATTAACAGCAGATACTGCAGTTGTTGGTCCCATTGGAATTAGACCAATATCATACAATTCGTCATTTGAGAATAATGCATATCCTGTTGAAACATTTCCTGTCGAAACGCTATCCCCTGAAACGCCGCCGGTTAATGTGGTTGTTACATTTGCCGCTAAACTTTCAAATGCTGTTGATTTTGCTTCAGCTCCCCAGCTTGTAACTTCCAGTGGATGATCTAAAGACCAAATATATTTAGATTGATTATTAATTACATTCTTATAATAGTTGGTTGAGCCATCACTATTCTTAGCATCAGATGCTTTAGATACATATGCATATTTTTCTAATATTGTACCTGCAGTTCCTGACCAAGATCCATCCACATCTATAACTAAAATATGCACTTCATCATTGGAGCCAGATTTTTCGCTAACATATGCAGATGTACCAGGAGTACCGTTAAATTGTGATTTATATAACCATGTACTATAAGTTGCAGAATCCGCCATGGAAACTTTAATAGTGTTTCCTAGCGCACCAGGATATCTTGCAGCAAATTCTCCAAATGTTAACCCACCTGAAGAATAATTTAAAATAAAATTATCACCATTTGTTATAACAAGAGGAGATAAAGATATATTTGTTGTAGTTTGGAATTGTATTACATTACTAAGTCTGATAGAAACAGTATTTGCATTGGAAGTATATCCTAACCCGGGATTTGTTATAGTAACAGATTGTAACGGATATTTAACTATTGCGTTTGCTGCGACATTTGAAGTAATATAATTTAAATCATCTGCCGCGGGATTAATTTGTACGGAAGGTGTACCTACATAACCATATCCATTTGCAGTTAGAGTTAATGTACTAACAAATGCACTAATACGAGCTTGAACCGCAGCATTTGTGCCGCCCAATAGATTATTTCTATTAATTATTACGGAAGGTATTGTGGCATATCCAGCAACACCGGGATTGTCTATAGTAATACTATCTACGTAGCCATATGCAACGTTTGCAACCACGGTTGCATTAGTCCCAACGTTTGCGCTGTTTCTATTAATTGTTACGTTCGGTGCACCTATATAACCATTGCCCTGAGTTACTATTGTTACACCGGTAATGTTGCCATTGGTAATAACCAAATTTGCTGTGGCATGTACGCCGGTAGCGACAATATTACCAGAGAATACAATATTTGCATTAGCATCATAATTAGATCCAATAACAGAAATATTGGCGTCTCTCATTTTAAATCTTACTACTAGATTTGCTCGTGCAGATGTTGAAAATTGATTTTCTATTATAATATTTGATGAAGTAGTATAATTATTACCTCCATTTAATACAAATATATTAGATAGTTGCCCGCTTGATAGTGTCGCAGTTGCGGTTGCAGTACTTGTAGGAGAACCTCCTATTATGGTAACAGTAGGTGCAGTATTATATCCAAAACCAGTACTGGATACTGTCAAACTTGTTACCTTACCATTACTAGTATTTAAAACTGGAGTGCCTGCCGCTTCAATAACAACAAATTGGCCCGAATCAATGTCGACAGTTAAATTTGCGGTAGAGGTAAAATATATTTGGTCGGTTGTATTATTTGCAGGAATGTTAACACCGGTTACTATACCGGTGGGTCTAGTAACCGCGTTTCTCGCAACACCCTTATCCACTACACGAACTACTTTTAAATTATTACCATACGATAAGAAATTTGCAGCAGTAAAGAAGTATCCTGCAGTAGTATCGTTTGGTTTACCAAACGCATTAACTAAATTGGTTTCTGAATCTACAGTTGTTACTTCTTCTACAGGACCCCATTGGAATGCGCCTGCGAACCCTCCAGATGTGGTTGCAACTGTTGGGACAACTGTTGTTCGGTCCTGTTCCGTTACTACAACGCCAGGTGAAAGCTGAAATGCCATCGTCTTCTCCTTGATAATTTTATAGATATTTGTCTATATTATGATTTCTATTTATTTATAAGTACTGTCTTTTAGACATTTTCAAGGAATCTTCTTTGAGCTTCTTCAATTTCTTGTGGAGATTTTGATGCTGCATTAAACCAAATTGCGTCTGTCATGATTTGAGGTTTTTCTTCGTCAGGTATACCATTTTCTATAATACCAAATGGAGTCAGATTTTCTTCAATTTGTTTGAATTGTTCCTCATATAAGGCTTTTCTGAGATTGGTGTCGGTTAAGTCTTTAAAGAATAGTTCATTTGTTGCCCATGCAAATAGTACCAGACACATTACCAAATCGTCCTGATATCCTTCATCCGCTTTATGGGTTCCCCTAACTTCTATGAATGTAGATATTTCATTAATTATATCGGGGTCGTGAATTAGCAGTTTGGTACTTTCCACCAAACTCTTAAAAGAAGTACATCCTAGGCGTTTTACCTGTTTGGTAGTCCTAACACCTAGAGTTGCACCCGAAGAGAACCCCCCAGAAAGATATTGTCCGCTCTTACTATTACTTCCTACAAAGAATACGTTTTCGTATTCCAAATCCATATATAGCGAATCCGCAACCTGCTGCCCGTTATCGTTGATTTCTATTAAACAATAAGCCTTGTTATAATCTTTCGCCACTTTATATATTATATTTGGAAAAAGAAGGGGGCTGATTTTGTTGTTTCTGTACTTTGCGACAACGGAATATGGATACGCAGTAATATCAAGAACAGTAAACGCTGAGTAATCTCCACCGACGCCCCTAGAAGTATCTGCAACTAACATGTATATGTGGTCTTCTTCAGGCTCTACAAAAATATCTAATCCATCTTTAGTATATACATAAGGCTTAACGGACATTTTTCCAATAGTATCTGGGTTGATTAGTGTGTTAGAAGATCCTAAGAAATTACATAATACCTCTTGATTGAACTTAAGTTCGCCCAGCATTGCCTTTTGTTCTGCAGCCCACTTTTCATCCCTACCAGGAATTCTATTATATGGAATAAACATTGGAACAAAACCATTCAATCCCTGTTCCGCTTCATTCCAAAATTTCCAGAAGTGGTTATAACCTAGCGGGGTGGATGTGAGAAGAATCTTTGTTGTAGTACCCGCAGAAATTGTCGGATAAACAGATGTAAAGAATTCCTCCGCGACATTATTTGGAATAATTGCTGCCTCATCAATATATAACCAATTTACAGATTTACCTCGAATACCCGATGTACTCGTTGCTGCTGTAAATACTTTGGATCCGTTTTCAAGTTCAATATCACCCTTGTTAAATGTCTTAACACCCTGTTGCATCCATATTGGAAGCATCTCATACATCAATTCATATCGAGATAGAACCTCCCGGGCGGCCGATGATTTATTGGCAAGAATAGCAACTGTCTTATTTTCTTGAAATAATGTATACCATAGGATACATGCTGCAGCTGTAATAGTTTTGCCCTGTTGGCGACCTTCCATTAGAATCACCTTACGATTATTTAGAATCGTATGTACTTTTTCTTTTTGGCAATCGTATAATTTGAATGGAATTAGTCCTCTATCCAATGAAACTATCTGACAATAATTTTCAATAAAGTAAATTGGATCCTGGGAACACTTAATAATTTCCGTAACTTGTTCTTTGGTATACGATATTGTAGTACCAATTTGTTTTAAATTGGGATTACCGTTATACGATATAGGTTTATTGCTCAATTATATTACCATTATCTTTATGTTGTTTCAATGCTTTAAATAGTTCTGCAGTTGATCCCGCAAACACCACATTATTCTGAGTACCAATTTTTTGTTGCATATCGTCTGCTTTTAATTCTTTAACTTGTTTCTGTAAATTTAAAAGATCTTTCGATACATCGGACATAGTCTTCATAAATTGCCCTGCAACCTCATATGTCCTAGGATGCTCAGAATTTTTAGATAATTCAATAAGATCATCCAATGTGGTTTCACCCTTCATTAGAAGTTTTCTCATAGTCTGTCTTGCCAATTGATAATCATCTTCTTGATCTATTTCCTTGTTGGAATTCATTGCTTCCGGAATAGTAGTTAGTTCCATAGATTTGTCTGTCATGGGATCTAAATTAAATAGATTATTTAGTTGTTCAATATTTTTCATTTAAAAATCTTCAAAGGTATTAAGATATGTTACATTGCCAGCAGGAATAGTATTTGCCAAATCGCCGGTTCCTTTTACAATTATTCTAGACTGCTGAGAACTTAGTGCAGCATCTCTGAACGTATTAGTTGTAACCTTATTAATAATGCCCTGTTTATTAACGGGTCCATAAAAGTTTAATTTCATAATAAAACTCAATGTCCACATAATTGCTCGGCGAGTTGTCATATCGCCCTCATAATCATCGGCAAATCCTATAGAATTTAATATTATGGGAAGATCATTATTAATATTTAATTGAGGAATAGCATGGATTGTTAAGTTATAATCTGGATTAAAGTAGGGCAATATTTGTTCTATAATTTGTAAACCGTCATCCTGATTTTTAGCATAAATATAAAGTAATACATTTATGTTATATGGAGTGGGCGCATACTGAGCAGAAGCGGATGTAGAACTATTAATGGTTCTACTTTGTTGCATTGGACTAATTTTTCTGTTAGGATCATAATCAAGCGAAACCATTTCAAATCCCATTCTAGGAAGAATGACTTGGAAATTAGTATTATCCACATTGGGCTGTTGTTTAATTTTAGCCAAGAATTTTTGTTGCGGAGAATACGCGAGAGGCACTCGTTGTAGTTGTACTACATTTCCGTCAGCATCTTTGCGTTCAATGGTAATGTTATTAAACATATTACCAAAAGCAACAATTGACTTGCGTATGGTACCCCAGTAAAATCTTTGATCTAACATTATTGGAATACCTCACCAAACGGATTTCTTTCAGAAAAATCTAGCACATCTTTTCCTTCATCAGTAAATGCTTCGTTCTGAGCGCCAATTTGAACATGGCCATCTGCAGATAAACTATAATTTTCTAGTATAATCGGAGTCAACGCATTTACTTCAAATAATAAAGCATCCCCGGTTTCTAACAATAATTGATGATCTTCAACATCCAGAGTAGCCTCCGCTGTTAAACTATCAATTTCATAAACACCCGTATTGAATCTTTCATTGGAAAATTGATATAATTCACACATCATTTTAAAGACGTATAATTTGCCAACCTGATAAAAAGGTTCTTTGCCCTCAACCTTGCGTATTTCAAAAAACGATTTAGATTTCGGAAAAAATATTATATCGCCTTCTGCTGGACGGGGAAGAATAGTTACATTCTGAGAACCAATTACATCTGTCCATCTCTTTCTTGAAACTATAAAAGTACCAGTGTCTCGAATTTCTAAACCAAACTTAGACATCAATTCGCCGTCGCCCTCAAACCCCATAGTATTTTCCAAATACATTTCAATAGGATAGGCATAATCAAACGTGTTCAAATAATCTTCTGATAAAATAGAATCCAAACTGTTAGACTTACGCGGCAAGTAATAGACTTCAAAACCATAAATCTTCATGGATTCGATCATTAAGTCTTCGTACAAACTTTGTTCAGAAGACCTACCTATCGTACCACCAGATTGAAAATAAGGGTTAACGGTTGC